AATTAGGATCAGAAAATAATAATCCTTTTAGCATAATGACGAACGGTAAGGTAGCCCTTGTAGTCGATGAGGGGCAGAATATATTTACCTCTGCGACTTTTTCCGCTATAAACCTTTCAGGGTCTGAGGTTACCGCAGAAGACAACTTATATCTATCAGGCAACCTTAATGCCACCTATACGAAGCTTGCAAACGCTGGAATTACGACAACGCTTCATAGAGAGGTCGGAGCCCCAGTAGCATCGTCTAACTCCACCAGTCTTGCGGACCTTGTAACGTATACTCTTCCTGCTAATGCACTCACTCTAGGTGATATTAACATTACGATTAGAGGTCGTCAACTTGCACAGGGTTCGAACCTTAGATGGAATTTTAAAATAGGCGGAACCAATATACTTAATTCTGCCTTCTCCCAAGGGACATATTCGGACATGACGGCTTACACCATGGACATTCAGATATCTAAAACAGCTACCGATAAGCAGTTAGTAACTGCTAATTTTAGACAATCAACAGGCTCAAGTTCGGCGGCTGGACGAGGTAGCTGGTCAGGCATACACCGAGACGGAATAATTGTTAACTATGATGCTGCCGGTGATGAGAGTGGTACATTAGAACTAGTTCTTCAAGCACAACAGAGTGACGCGGCTCAAATAGCTACCGTTGATCAATTTGTTGTTAAGTTGGTCCCAAACCCAGCCTAACCTAAAAGCATATCACCACGCTTAAGTGAGTTGAATAGGCGAGTATAGAATAGTTCACGAAGAGAATCTAACTCTCGCAGGACACTCGTCAAGTTCCTTACAGTTGTCTCTGTAATCTTCTCATCGTCCTTGATGCCTTTTAGGATATCTGTGCAAGCATCAAGCATGTTCTGCTGATCTTTTGTAATCTTGTTGATCGTATCGATCTGCGCTTCTTTTGTAATAATCTCAGAATCGGACATTGTGTACCTCGAACTTTAGTCTCTTATAGTGCTGTATTCTTTGCTTTGAGTGATTCTCTAGGTAAGGAATGCGATCGTAGAAATCGTAGAAATACATAGTGTCCTTACCGTCTGCTTTACGGATACCTCTACCCAACCCCTGTAAAGTTGGGACCTCACCTGATAGCCCTCTAGCATTAATCATGTGTGTGATCTCATCAATGCTAATACCAGTTTGCATAACGTTTGTACCGATGATTGTAGCAGCTTTATCGTCCTTTACAAACTTGTTGATGACATCATACCTACTATCAATATCATCTTTTCCTTCGATGGTATAACAGTTATTAATTCTTTCTTGCAAATTCTCAATGTGTTGTAAGTTCTTTACAAGAATTAGAATCTTAGCTTTAGGATTAGATTGGTATACTTTTGATACAATATACTTAATCTTATCATTACGGACATCACAGTTTACCACGTATTGATCATAAATATCAAGATAAGCTAAGTCATTCGAAACAGATGATGCAGGGGTATTATCTACAACTTGGATTATGGGCTTTGCAAGAGAACCATCCTTGATTAGATCTTCTGCCGTGCGAGTGGTGTAGACAGGACCGAAAGCTCCCTCCAGAACCATTCTAGCATTGATATCTTTTGCTTTCTCTCTAGGAGGTGTAGCGGTAAATGCAAGCCTGTAGGAGGCATTGGGGAAGCTTTCAATTGCTGCTATCGTGGTCTCACCTTTGCAGAACTGGTGTGCTTCGTCAACCATTAAAACTTGGGTATCTTGTAGGTGAGTATCAACAATACGCTCAATGCTTTGCACTGTTGAAAGCATCACCTGACCGGGAAGATAACCTTCTCCTGAGTTATAACCCAAATTCTTTATACCGCATCTCTTAAAAAACTCATAAGTTTGATTTAAGATTCCTTTCTCTCTAAAAAGAACCACCACTTTCGGGTCATCTCCCCATTGAAGTGCAGCAATGCAACCTGCCATAATTAGAGTTTTACCTGATCCCGTGGGACTGTCAACAATCGCCCTCTTTCTTTTGAGACAACTGTATATGGCCTTCTCTTGATATTTCCTGTATTTGAAGTTACCAACTTCAGGGAGAAAGAATTCTTCAATATCATCCTTATTTTCCCACTCAATATTCTCAACTCCAATATTTTCTAAATCTTTTACGATACGTGATAGGAGACCAGTCCTAAACTTGCCGCTAGTTGCAAAGTATCTTTTTTTACCGTCCCATCGTCTTCTTTTGTAGGCTGGGGAGTATTCATGTCCTGGGACTGGGAATGAATACTTTTCCCTGAGAGCCCCGATTATCTTGGGATTATCCGTCTCCAGCTTAGACGTTAAGTTCCCGATTACTATTTTCATATACTATAATAGTTTATAAAAATATTATAGGATTTATATGGGTGGTGTCAGAAAAATAAGTGGAAAAGATTCTAGTGCATACGAAGAGCTTTTAGACAAGATGTTTGAAGGCGTTGAGGCTACTGAGGCTCAGGTCGTAGATTTGCCCTCCAGGGGTAGATTCTACAAAGACGGAGCCAATGTGGTCGTATCCCCCCTAACATTTGAGGACGAAGAAAGGATTCTTTACTCCAAAGGTAAAGGGAATGACGTTATTAACCTTATTATCGATAAGTGTGTTAAGGGTGTTAATATTGGCGAGCTTCTTCAAATTGACAAATTGTTTCTTCTTATGAAGGTTAGGGAAGTTTCTTATGGTAGCGTGTATAAGTTTAATCTGGCCTGCCCCTCTTGCGCCGAAGAAATCAGGACTGAAATTGATGTGGCAAATGATTTAAACGTGAATTACCTTCCTGATGACATAGAAGATCCAAGAGTGATAGAACTACCCAAGTTAGGAGTAGAAGCCGTCGTTAGGTTTCCTAGGAATAAGGAAGAAAGTCTACTAACCGATCCTGACGGCCTAGCTAAGAATATTTACAAATTTGTGGTCTCAGTGGGGGGTGTAGAAGATCCGGTATTTGTAGCAAAAGCCATTAAAAGAATGCACATCGTGGATGTGAAGACCATAGTAAGCGAGATTAATAAGGGGGAATTTGGGCTAGATCCTCGCTTTACTTTTGAATGTCCGTCTTGTGGTCACAACACAATGATGGAAGTGCCCTTAGATGCCTCTTTTTTTTCAGTGACCTAATAGAGTCTTTAACCTTTGACGAGTTAATGCGTCAAGCCTACATATTAGTAAGTAAGAATGGATTTTCCTACTCTGATGTTAAGAAGATGACCTCAAATGAGAGAGTTAGCTTCATAACGTTTTACATCGATGAGATGAAGCAGCAGAAAGAAGAGCTTTCAAAACATGAGAATTAACGACAAAAAAGTAGATACCCGACACCAAAGGCCGACAGTGTTGGGTCCAACAGCATTACTTTTATATTTTGTAAATGACGGACAGTATGCTGATCCCTACGCCATCAGCGGTGTGTCTATTTTTGCAGCATCAGACAATGAGTCCCCTAGCTCTGTGGTGACCGCTGACGGAGAAATTGCTACTGATGTGACCGGGAATGTCTTAATGCATTTCTCTGGCCCAGGCGTTGTTGCTGGTAACAGCCTATATGACTCCTCTAATTACAACGCTAACTTTAATTCCTCCAGTGTGTACAAACTCGACACCGGAAAGTTTGCATGTGTTCTTTTGGATAGTACTACGCTTCCTAGTAGTATCTTTAACCTTTCTGGTCAAACCGGCATAGATAATAGAGTTTCAGCTACTGGCAAGTACATCGATGTCTGGACAGTCCAGAGAGCAAACGGATCTAATCTTGATACAATAATTAATGACTTCACGTTAACCGAAGATAGATTTATCAGTGTTACTGAGCCTCTGTTGTTCAGTGTAAATACTCGCCTAGAGAACAATCACGTAGTATTAGGATCCAAGGTAGATCTCAAGTTTGTTAATGAGTTCACCTTGGAAAATGCCAACGTTGACAGAAGCATCGTAAACTTGTTCAAAGAATCCCTTGTCATGGATCCGATGATCGAGATCGTGAAGAAAAATCAAGACAGGAACTTAGCGGCAAGAGTTGAAGTTTCTGGTTACTCTGATACTTCAGGCTTAATAGATGTGACCTCTGAGAACACAGTTATTTTAACTTTTGATACCGAACTGTTAAAGACACACTCTTTATTGTTCAAGGGGGAATTGGGTTCTCTAACTGGATCCTACGTTGCTAGACTTAAGTTCACCGCTCTAAACCAGACTATCGTTTCAAATGATCTAGGGTTTATTATTAGGTGACGTTAGCAGGTACTCAAGGCTGTTGAGAGGTATTGTTTTCTCAGCAGCCTGCTTCAGGTAGTCGGGACCCTTTTTTATTAACACCTCATTCCAGTCCTTAAAACTATTTGGAGGAGTAGTGGATTGGATGTTGTCTCTGCAAACCCAGTTGCTAAGTTGGAGAAACTTCTCCCTACCCTTCTGACCAGCCTCGTCGCTATCAAATGCACACACAAGAGGTCCTTGATACTGACTCAGTTGAAGCATCTGCTCACGGCTCGTGTAGCAGCTTAGAGTCGTCGTAGAATTCAACCCTACCGCCTGGAGGCTTAGGCAATCAAAGACGCCCTCAGTGACGTACAGAGGCTCATATGAGCTATATTCGTAAGGGTATAGGACTTGCGAACTCTTGAGATCCTTACAGTTTAAATACTTAGGCATTTCATCACCTAAAGCACGAGCTTGGAAGTAGAATAGTCTACCCTTCCGATTAATGAAGGGGATAATCAGTCTTCCCTTATAAGGTCCAGATTTTGCTAACATAAACTTGGCATCGGGGACCATTCTCTTTACAGCAAATGGATGATCCTCGACAAACTCAAAGTCCTTTGCCCCCTCAATGTTAGACTGAATCTTATTGGTGTCGAACCTGATAGGCTTGCGAACCTTGTCATTCTCGTTAAACTGCTCAAAGGCGAGATTCACCTTTGCTTCTGCGTAAGAGCACTTCTCCATCAGAACGTATAGCTTGATGAAGTTCCCAGTCTCACCAGTCTTAAAGCATCTCCACAGTCCATTATCAATGTTGATGGACATGTGTCTCTTGTAGTCATTAGTAAGAAAAATAGATGGGATTACCATCTGTCTTCCGTCGCTCTCAAGTCTATAATTATCTGAGAACTTTTCCATACAATACTTTCTAATGTAGGAATCATTCATCATGTTTATAAATAGTATTAGTGCCTCTAAGAGTGACATAATAGACCAGTGCCTGTGGAAATACAGACTGAGATACATCTTGCGACTGCCGGGATTCGGCGCGAAGAATGAGGATGCTTTGAACTTCGGGTCCTTTATTCACAAGATATTTGAGGTGGGGTATAAAGAAAGGGACTTGAAGTCTTTACTTAAAATTGCTGAACAAGAGCGCCCAGTGTATAAGGTCCCGTTCCATGAGAACGATAGGATGAAGTGTTGCCTGGAGAACTTCTTGATGTGGAATCAAAAACTGGGGGAGACAATATCCACTGAGAAGACCTTTAATATTCCTTTGGACGAGAAACACGATATCAACTTTATAGGAATTATTGACCGAGTGATCAAGGGTTCAGATGGTGGTTATCTTGTTATCGACTACAAGACATCCAAGAGAGAGAAGAAAAAGAAGACCTTGATGGATGATAACCAGTTGAAGGGGTATGCCTACGCTATCCATGAGACGTATGGAGTCCCTTACAATAAGATCTACTGTGCTCATTACTACCCTGTCACAGGGAACTTCGTAACTGTTAAGTTCTCTAAGTTTCAGGTTGATCGTTGGAAGAAGCTACAAATTGAGAAGGTCTGGAGGATTCGTAAAAAGAAGAAAGATGAGTTCTGGGCACAGGAGAACATTTTCTGTGATTGGTGTGAGTATAAGGAAGCTTGCCCTAAATTTCACTCAGAGGATCATGTCTGCAAGAGAATCGACGAGCAGAGGGAGTTAAAGAAGGCAGAACATGCACGCAGTCTGAATGACAAAAAGAATGACGACAAGAAGTCCATCAAAGGATGAAGATAAAGTCCAATGAGGCTCCCAGTTGCGTGACTTGGATATTCCTTTGTAGATTTCGTTACTAAGTTTATTGGTCATAATTTAAGGTTTCTAGCGATCCTGAGATTATAGGACGGTAAATCTCGTAGTCAATATCCTCTAGGAAACTTTCCGCTACTTCCTTATTAAATCCTGAATCTACAGTTAAAAACTTTTGTACTGTCTTAATCTTTAAAGGTTTTCTTGAATCCAGACACTTAAGTAATTTTATCTGAAATAGACTAGGGAGTCTTTTACCGTATTTAAACGACCATTTATCTGTAAAGTCGCTAGAGAAAGTAAAGTTTAGTAAATCAATTATTTCGACTAAATCTTCTTCTAAAGTATTCATATTAATAAATAGTTATAGGAGGTCTACCCCAGGATCTACACATAAATCCGATAAATATACTAGAATATTACATGGCCACCTTCAACCAGTCTCTAGTTGATTCCTTACGCCTAAAGTATGACGTAGCACTGACCAGCACATCATACTTGGGGTTGGCTCCTGGAGATATTGTAGTAGTCACCTACCCCCGAAAAGACGTATCAAATCGTCGTGGCATAAATCTACCCAGACTTGGGTTTATTATGTCCTCCAGCAAGTCTAGTAACGGCCTTAGGATATCCAGTAAACTCAACACTTTGTTAAATTTTGTTGATGTGGAGGGGATAAGCGACAATGACTTTTTGGACATAATAGATAGACTATACAGGGAGGACTTAGAGCCAGAGGTTGGAGAGTTCACCTATGCAGCAAATGGTAATATTGCAGACTTTAAAACATTCAATGTGACTGAGATATCCGGCACTGGAATTTTTAAAGTAATATTACGTGAGAAGACAATTGAGTAATTATGAGTAACACTAATTTACCTCCTAGCTTTGCAGTAGAACTGTCTAATCAATTAGGTAAGACAGTGACACAACTCAAGCAATTGAGTGCTGGAATCGAGGGTCTCAAGAGACAACTTCCTAGACAGTTTGATCCTATAAGAAATCTTACCGATGTCTTCCAAGAGTCGGAAAAGATTCAGCTTCAGGCTTTGGCAGCAGGGACTACTTATGGTAAGTTCCTAGAAGCTAACACTGAATCCTTGAAGGGCCTCATGTCATCAAACCAAGCGATGACTAGGTTTATGCTTACCGGGTTTACTCGTGGCCTTAGAGATGTTTCAGATGAAACAATGGCGTTGGCTGATGTGATGAACATCACTGGCGAAGACACTGGCGCTCTCGCCAAGACCTTCGGACAGGTTAGGCTACTTACTGGTAACTCAATCAATGCAACAAGCAATCTTGCTAAGACAATTGTTGATACCACCAGGGAAACCGGCGTTTCTCGTGGTCAATTAGTCCAAGCCCTAGACAGCTTTTCTCAGTCTCTATTTGATGCTTCCATTTATGGTGAACAGGCTGTTGGCGGTCTTGCAGAGTTAGGAATAACGTTGAAAGGTGGCCTAGCTGGAGCAGCAGGCGCGGACAAGGCAATCAACACACTTCTGGGTATGCAGGACTCCTTAAACGTCGCGCAGCAAGAGCAATTAGGTCTTAGGCAATTCTTTGATGAGATCAGAGCCAACGGCTTCAATGCTGACAGGCATCTAGGGATGCTTGTTCAGGCGAGTGAAAGGCTCAACGATTTGATGGGTGAAGACCCAATGACGAGATCAGCGGTATCCAGAGCCTTTGGGAACCAGCAAGTAAGATCTTTGATGCTCATCTCAAACGGTATTCAAAACTTTGAAGGAACTTCCGAGGATATGAAAGCTACTCAAGAAGAAAACCTTCAAAGCATGAAAGCATTTGAGGCGAGAAAGAGAAAGTTCTTTGAGACTTTTGCACCTGAGATACATAGCGTAATTACGCGAGTCTTACCAGCACTAGCTGCGGGACAGATGGCAGGCCAAGGTATCACAGCATTTGGAGCAGCTAGAACGGCTAACAGGGCGCAGAGAATGAGTGCTGGGCGAACAGCCTTCAGATCTGCTCTCGACCAAGGGTTGAGCCGCACGGCAGCAAGGACCGTAGCATCAACTGCTATGAAGAGTGTTGCTGGGTTTAGCTTTAAAAGAGGTCTAAGCACAGCGATAGCAGGTTTCGCTGGAGGGCCGATCGGTATAGGGTTAACGGCTCTCACCCTGTTTGGGCCAGATCTTTTGAGTCTGATGAGTGATGTAAAGGATAACACAGGTAAAACTGCTGAAGTTGCAGAACAAGAACTTAGAAAAAGTAAAGCTGAGTTAGCTACCAAACAGAGGGAACTCGCTACTCTTGCTTCTATGGGAAGGGAGGCTTTAGCAGCGCAAGGAATTTTAGCTAGCAATGAATCTGCCAAGCTTTTTCAACAAACTGTACAAGCACAGTTTTCGGAGCTTGGGGAAAAGATAGCTAGATCGGTAGCAGAAGCTTACACAGCAGGGGAAGCGGCAGGAAGGTTGAAAGGAGGAAGCTAATTATGCCTAGATTCTCGTCATTAAAAAGTTTTGAACAGATAAAGAGATCAAGAAAGCTAGCAGAGCGTTCGCACATGTCTCTTGAGTTTCCTCAGTCAGATGGTAGAGTTTTTAGAACGTATATTCCATTCCTTTCTAACCCATCTGTGCAAGAGAGAGGGCAGTCAAACTTAATTGAGTATGATCTGGTAGGTCGTCCAGGTTCTACATTTTCTTACGGTGGTTCTAAGTCTAGAGTTGTTAATCTTTCATTTAAGATTAACTTACTACACACTTTATACACCGCAAGTACAGAAGGGATTGATGATAAGTTTCTAAGGCAGTTTAATCTGTTTTTTGCGGATAAAGAAAGAGCGGAAAAAGCTTTCAATCTAAGGCCTGGAGGTGTGCATGAAACGGACATAGAGGACGCTAGGACAGTAAGAACACTTGCTGGTTGGGGTGTTACAGCGGCTGATCCAACGGGGGCGTTACGTGACCAGATGGCTCAAATGGATTCTGTATACATGGATGACCCAATGTCAGAGTTCTCTTCTGAAGCTGATATGGCTCTTCTGATATACGACGATGAAATTCGCGCCGCACGAAACCGGAGGGATGAGTCTCAGGCCATTTTAGATAAGCTAAAGAAAGACGCCGCCGAAGATGCCGAAGATGTAGATAATAGAGATCCTGACATTAAATTTGGAGCGGGTTTTCCTCACGCTGAAACTCATAGGAATTTCTACAGATCCATACTAGGCCTTACTGCTCCTCAGATTAAAAGAGCTATGGAGGATCCCGCTGTAGATGGTGTGGTTAATACTTTTCTGGAAGGTATTGGGGCCGACACAATCCCTACAAGATCTGAAAACCTGCAAAGATTAAACAAGCTCATAGATGCAACCTATGTATGGGTAAACTTGATAAGAGCTTCGGTAATGAATAACTCTACGAATACTACACAAGGTCCTCCACTTGTAAGGCTTCAGCACGGCCCGATGTACAATAATGTTCCGTTTGTGGTCTCTGACTATAATATTTCTATTGAGGATGATGCGGGGTATGAGGCTGAGACTTTGACCCCAAAAGAATTACTTGTAAACATGACGTTAAAGGAGTTTAGAACAAACGGATCTTTTGTTGAGACGCAAATAGAGTCGGGAGATCATATCTGTGGTTGGGAAGCTATCATTGGTGGTAATAACATAGACCCCTACAATGGCGCTATTGGGGAAAGTGTTCTGGGAGTGGCTCAAACAACTCTTGGCACTGGTCAAGGTGACTCGTTTGAAGAGGCTCAATTAGGTTCAATTGGAGATACACCGCTCACTGGCGAACAGCTTGTGGCGCTGAGAAATGCCAACCCGCAGTTAACATAATCTAGCGAGAAAATAGTATGCCTATATTTAACAACCACCTAAGCCAAGGATATATCCAAAGAAACTTCAAGGATAGAGATGTTGTTACATCTAACCCCTCTGATCAGTTCGAGGCTGCTATTAATCGCTTGGATCTTAGACCTGCTTCCGTAGGGGTCATCCCCCCTGGCTTTGAACATCGTGCTGATAAAATTGCAGATTTATTCTATGGGAGCCCTACATTAGACTGGGTTGTCTTATGGACTAATAACATATCTGACCCTTTCGAGCAACTGAATGTAGGCGATAGAATAAGGATTATATCTATATCATGACGGCTTACGGCAAGATGACTCACAATGTGTTTATCACAAAGTCTCTGCCTGCGATAGAACAGGTTCACTTTGGGAAGCACAAACTTAAAACGGGAAGTTTTCATGAGAAGTTAAACACTCTCAGCAAAGAAGACCTCTCTGAGTCATTTGTAGCCAGCCCATTTAGAAATGACGGATTGCTTAGTTTTGAGTATTCATTTCAGGCAAATGGTAAAAATGGCGGAAATACCGTAACTATTAAACTTCTTGAGACATCTCAACTTTTAGAGATGTTTCTTTTAGAGAATGATCCGTTAGCAAGGATGTTGGATGCTAAGAATGACTACCTACTGAGCAAAGACAAGAAAGGGAACCCCAACGGGGCAGCTAGAGGTGAAAATCAAACGTTGCTAGCAGATGAGACCAGGACATCATTTAATCATAAGAAAAAGATGATGTCAAGGTATTATATGTCTTTCGGTACAGGAGACGATGTATCCAGGTGGAGCGGTCCTTACACAATGGATCTTGTAGTCGCTCAACTCTCCAATGACAAGTTTAATAACAGAATAATTGAGCTTGTATTTATCCCTAACAAGCACAGTTTTAAATCCTGGAGTTCTAAGTTTTCCGCTGAGTTCGGATACAAGGATGATTTCAGACCAACTGATCAATATCTAACTAGCCCCGATAGCTTTCAGATATGTAGAGGGAAGAGTAGAATAGATCTTACTCGAAGAGAAGCCACTACCCCACCTCAACGCCCCGGTGATGATCGTCGTAAGCTCAAAACAGGAGATGAGCAATATAACTTCGACTATCGTATACGAGATGTTATTAAAAAATACATTGGAGCTTTCACCCTTCAAAAGTCTCAAGTAGTCGTGGTTCTTCCTCACCTTTTTGGAAATTGTCGAGTTTTAAGCGAAGCACAGAAGAAAAAGACTCAGAAGGAGCTTCCAGGTGCCGCAGTCTTTAATGTATTTGGTGACCATATTAACGAGTTAGCGTTAAACAATATGGGTTTCAAAATATCGTTCACAGACGACTTTCAATACAGCAGGAAATCGAGAGACATTGATGATTACCTTACGTCTAGATTTGAGGAAATTACTCAAGCACAGACACTTATATCGGAGTTTGACTTCAACAAGCTTAACAGGTCTCTTGCGAATCAGCAATTTAATTTACAAGAGTTTATTGAAAAGGAGACAACAGCTTATGAAGAAGAAGTAGACAAGGTCTACAACGATAAAATAACAAAGATGTATCAGGATTACACTAGGAGAACAGCTTCAATTCAAGACCAGCAGACAAATGCACTTTCACTTGTTGATGACCCTACTCAGCCTGTATCTATCTTACAACAACAAGAGCCCACATTATATCATTTAGCGTCTGTTGAAGCTGACGCTAACTCGCCTGTTGGCCGCGCTACTCCTGAGCAAGTCAGGGCAGTCTTAAGACAAAAGATCTTAGAGAGAGCGTCATCCGACTCTGACGCAGCACTTGAAACTAGGATACGAAAAGAAGAACAAGCCGAAGATGAGCGAGACAGAAAGCTAGACGTAGAGTCCCAGCATTACGTACAGTTTGAGACAGACTTATACAATAAAGTTGATCAACGCCGTAGGTTGCTAGAAACAGGGGTAATGAATGAGGACGGTACAATCAATATAACTAGTTTCGGCTTGGGGGTTGGAACTCAAGACCCTCTTGCAATTACAGGGGGCACAGCCGGTTTCAAGAATCTATCAACTAACAACCCCTCTCTTCTTGGTTACGGTGGCTCCATCGATGAGGTTAAGAATCAATTAAATACACCAGCGGATACTGGAGTCCTTAAAAAATACAACATATTAAATGAGTACAATGTTGGCGCTAATTGGGATTTAGTGACTGATACTCTTCAAGATCTTCTGGAAGTTAAGGATGAAACCTTCAATCTTGTCATGGAGTCTAGAAATGAATCAGCTAAGGAAGATCCCGCAGGTTTTACTCCTCTTATTTCTCCTCTTGTTAGGTTTGCCGATGGATTGAAGTCTCTGGATAATACGCTTGGTGTGCAGGGAGAAACGAGATACGACTTCTATGAGGAAACTGATATGAGGATTCTCGAACTCTGGTATAGGCATGGATTAATCGCAGATAAATCGAAACCTGCATATGTCTTTGGAGATATGAATACAATTAAAAGTCTTTTGTATCTTGAAGGTGAAATCCCTAAGACAACACACGTTATAGAGACTGTATTTGACTTGGAAAGTTTTAACGATTTAGACGGTTCAAGGGTTAAGAAATATTTAAAAAGATCTCCTGCTAGCCTTATGACAATTGATAATGGGTATGTAGACATAAGGGACGATAAGTCCCTACAATTGTACAGATCATACCGGAGAAACTTTAAAAATGCCTTTAATAGTGAGACTGATACACCAATTGTTCTGAGGCACAACATAGAAAACTCCAATGTTATAGCATTAGATTATAACATAGATAATTATTACGCGGCCATGTTGAACATGCCAGTCAGCCCTCTGTTAGATATACAGTCGATAGGCTCCACACGCAAGAAGGTTGTAAAAGATGAGCTAAAGAATGCCCTAGGTGGAGATAATGGGCAAGTGGCTAAACAGTTAGCCGAATACAAATCAGAGCCAGACTTCCTATCTTTCGTGAACAGAGTCTCGGGCAGCAAGAAAAATTCATTGGGGATGGCATTAGCTATTGGTGAGGATCTAGCAGTTGCTAAAGCAGAGGATACAAAGGTTAAAGATCAATTTGATCTGTTTATTCTAATGTTCCTTTTCATGAACGCAGATAAGCTGCCAGACGAAGACAGCGATTTAGGTATCCAGACGGAAGCCCGCAATATGTCACGATACTATCAAACGATTTCTAGGCAAACAAGTAAACTCTTAGTTCAGTGCAAGGCTAGAGTTTTGCCTCATTTCAACAAAAATTCCTTTATCGGTCGTAAAGTTAAAATAGAAGGAAAGACAGGAGGCATCGTAGGGGGCGGTATTGAGGATGTAAAAGTTAAAGATGAGATGATGAGGGATGCTCCTTACAACGGAACATATACTGCAATCGGTTACAGGCATGTAATTACTCCCACAAATGCATACAGCGAATACGAATGTGTCCGGGGTGCAGCAAATACGGATGTACCAGCTAGTCAGACTGTTAAGCAATATGTATGTGGAATTTTAAATTCATATCTTAAGGAAGCAGAAGATAAGGTGCCTGATAGTATTGTATCGCCAGAGAATTATAGGGTTGACCCAAACACTGGTCAGCTATTTGCAATTGCAGGCCAAGGCGTTGCTAATAATAAGAATGTTTCTGGCAGGCAAGAATCCGCTGACGTTTATAAGAGGGTTGAAGATGCATTGAAAAAGCTTGGGTGTGCCTCACCTACCGCTGCTGAGGAGGTAAACGGTGCTTAAGATAGTTGAAGGTAAAGTTACATCAAACGTAGATGCTAATAGTAGTGGTCGTATCATGGCTCACTTTTACGATGTGTCAGATGAGCCTATTCGCACCTACTACGCATCTCCTGGTTACAGAGAGGGTGGAGGTGGAGTCCTAGCAATTCCTGAGAAAGATGATCACATAATTGCTTTCTATGACAATATTAAAAATGTAGCTTACTACAATTCTACTATTGTAGGCCTTCCCCTGACAGAAGGCAGGCAGGTTCCCGACTTCAAACCATTGGCTGGTTTAGGTAATTACGATCTCAATGGGAAGCCTGTTAAGGTCAAGTATCAAAATCAAAAAGGGGCAGGACTGTGCATAACAAATGAGAACACATCATTCCCTGAGTTCCTAAACAGTCCTGGAGAACCGTCTATCCCTCCAATTATGATTGATTCGGTGGTTCTCAATTCTAACCTGAATAAGAGAATAAGCCTGGATGATTCTCCTCAAACAGATGCAATCTACATAAAGAACCAGCATAAGGACGGGATTATTATTAGCGGTGATGCTACTAAGCTATTCCCTGCTCAAATGATTCAGGTAAAGTCTAGTGGGCCGCACAACTATACGTGTATGCAGTCACATATGGATATTCGAGTTGTTGAGGGAACTGATATTACCATTGAGAACAACTCGACAGGGAAGATGGCTCAACGTCCAGAGGAGGAGACTTGGCCTAACAGAAACGTCCCGGCGGCTCAGGCACCTAAGAAGTTTGGTGGAATCTACCTTAGAAGTGATAATGGAGACTTGTCTTTAGCATCTAAGGCACTA